TTACTGGGTTGTTTAAGCCCAAGAAAGCTGATCAACCTGTATTACCTGTATCAACAGCCATACAGAAGAGCGTATCTACAAAAGCAAAACAAGAGCAACTTAGCTACGAAGAATACGAGACTCAGCAGATTCATCAAGTCTGTGAACAGTTGAAGACATTCTTTGAAGCTAGAAGGAATTTAGTAACGTATTGCCGTGAATTGGAAGAGGCATCTAAGACTACGGCTACTGTTGAAGACAGTGCTATTGATCGTGCTGAAATTGAATTGCAACTTGAGTATCTTACAAAGCAGATACGTGAGGCAATGATCTATGCGCCTGATGCTTTGAAAGACATTTACTCTCGTTTTCTGAAGATGTACGACCAGATTCTTGAAGAGCAGGAATTTGATAGGCAGGTTAGGTTGAAAAAAGAGAGAGATGCTAAGTGGCAACAAGAGCAAATTCACAACAGCCGGGTAGACAGACTACTGGTTACCGTAGCAGCTCTTCTTCTGACTCTATGGGCATGGGCGTTTCTAACAGCACTATATTGGCAAAGGAAGATGCCAACAGGTTTCTGACTGGCTTGCTGATAATGCTGGTTGTGTTTGCAATGATCTTGCCTTTGATTGTCATTGTCTACATTGATGTATTGGCTATTAAGGTCAGCCTTAAAGAAGAGGTTTCTCAACTGAGAAAGCTTAAGAAAGAACTTGAAACTCAAAAGGAAAAGTGATGCTACCAATACTTGCTTCAATCATAGCCAACCTCGTTGACAACGGTATGCACAAAGTTGCTGATCAAGTTCTTGAAAAAGGTGTGGATGCTGTCCAAGAAAAGCTTGGCATTGAGCTAAAACCTGAAGGACAAGCTACTCCTGAGTACAACGCAAAGCTCCAGGAAGAAGCTAATAAGCATTCTGAGTTCATGGCTGAGTTGGATGAGAAGTCTGCTCAACGTGCTACTGACATGCAGTTAATTGCCATGCAATCAAACGATTGGGTGGTGCGCAGGTTCAACTATCAGTTTGCTTGGTTCATGGCTGTAGCTTCGTTTGGCTACTTTGCTGCTGTGTCATTCCTGCCTATTGATAACCACAACCGGGACTTCATCAACATCATCTTGGGTTTCTTGATCTCCCAGGCAATCTCTAGTGTGCTTCGTTTCTTTTATGGGTCTAACAATGCAGGCCAAGAAGAGACCAACAAACTGTTGGAGAAGAAATGATTGTAGAAACCAAACATCTTGAAGCTGTTGGCGTGAAAGATCCTGCCAAATGGCTGGAGCCTATTCGAGAAGCCTGCCAAAAGTTTCAGATCAATACTGACAAACGAGTGTGTGCTTTCCTGGCTCAATGTGCTCATGAGTCTGGTGGGTTCACTATGTTGACCGAGAACTTGAACTACAGAGCTTCTACGATGGCTGCGTGCTGGCCTAACCGCTTTGCTGTTCTTGGTCCTGACAAGAAGCCTGTCAAGGATGCCAAGGGTGCTTTAACTCCTAATGCCTTTGCTATGGCCTTGGAAAAAAAGCCTGAATCTATTGCCAACGTCTGTTACTCAAATCGCATGGGTAACGGCACGATTGAATCAGGTGACGGTTGGAAATACCGTGGCAGGGGGCTTAAACAGCTCACAGGCAAGGATAACTACACAAGGTGTGGCCAAGGTATTGGCGTTGATCTTGTAAGCGATCCTGACAAGCTTTTAGAGCCTGCTTTTGCTGCCCTGTCTGCTGGATGGTTTTGGTCTGCCAATCATTGCTCAGACTTTATTGACCGTGATGACTTTGTTGGTTTGACCAAGAAGATCAATGGGGGCACTATTGGTTTGGCAGACCGTGAGGCTCGTTACAAGAAGTGCCTTGCCTTAGTGGGGTAATGATTTGTCCATCAAGAAGTCGTACCCCAATTCCTTTCTGTAGGCATTGAGAGTACGCTCTTGACGTTCAATCATGTAGTAGAGAAAGCGCACTTCGTCTGTCACTTCTTTTGACTCAACGATAGTGCCTTCATCATCTCTACACAGCAATACATAGGACCAGGTAGTCATATGTTAGTGGTAGATGTGTGACATCACAAACACAACAGCACCCACGATCATAGCACCCATAGCTGCTATGCCAGCAAACATGAGAGCCATCTCAATCATTTTGGTGCTCCGGCGCGGCTGTAGATCATGAAATCCAATGGCTTGAGAGACACTGGCGTTGCTTTTGGAGTGCGCTGTACCTTGCCGTAGTCAGCATTCTCTAGACGTTTCCTGCGCATGACCTCTTCCATTGATTTCTTTCCTTTGGAAGAGATGATCTGTTCTTTCAACAGGTCGGGGTAATAGGTCTTGATGTAATCGGGATGGAAGGCATTCATTTACGTGCCTCCAACATTGCGTCTGCCATTTGATAAGCACTACTTGCAAGCCTTTCTTCGTCATACCAACCATTTTCATAATCTGTATGACGAGAAGTAATTAATCCTTGCATTGCTTTGGCAGCAAAGTAGTCGCGCAAGGTCATGCCTTGTGTCAGATTGCGTTCTGCTGGAAATGCTGGTTCATCTGTTTCTTTACTCATAGTGCTCTCCATTCACGTTCTTTACGACCTGCATTAGAGGTCACTTGTTTACCTGTTAACTCAACCATTTTGAGACGCTTCATTTCTGGCAGACGTCTAGCTACTGCATTGCCATCTAAGAGGCTGAAATAGGCTATTCCGTCCTTTCCTAGAGGCCCAAACTTGGTGAGCACATCATGGATCTTTGCAAAGTGATAGGTTGATACTTCTTCAATTTGTACAGCGGCTTCTTTGCTTGTTTCTGGGTCATTCTTACGTGCCCGAAAGATGTCTAAGAATTTCATTGCTATCCCTTTCTTCCAACAATCCAATTGATTTCCGTCCACTCTTTGTGGCAACGGCTCTGAGCAACCATCTTTGATCTGTACTCTGCATTGCAGTCTTCACAGATAGTTGCTGTTTCCTTAACGATCCTGGCTACATGAAGCCATTCAGAATACTGTTTGTAGTCTCTGAAACAATCAGGAAACATGATGTTTTTATGTGGGTTCATATTAGTGGGGGAGAACAAATCTAACTGCATGAACTCCCCCCCTCTATCACTTCTTGTTTTTAGAGCCTACTGGACGACCACGACCACGTTTGGCAGGTGGCTTGGAGGAAGTCACAGGCACATGTTTTGGGAAGCTATTTACAAGATCATCATATTTTGTAATAACCTCTTTTACCTCGGCCTGAACTGCTGCCAAAAATTCAAACTCTGATGCTTGAACAATTACAATCCCAGCATAACTAGAAATTTCAAGTCTATACATTTCAATTCTCCTGATCAGAAGGGCAACGCTTCGCCGTCATCCAGCACATCAACCACGTTACGCATTGGTTTGCGAGTGGGTTCAGAACTTTGACGGGGGGCAGGTTGTTTAGGTTTGACAGACAAAGAGAAGAATTTCTTTCCATCCTTGCTTTCCTTGATCCACCCACTCAACCAGTAGTCAACGCCATTAGCATTGATGCTGCCCGAGTAAGAAGGGTCATTTTCATTTCTCTTTTTGTCAGAGTTGTTAAAAAGAACACCGCGATTTGTATTGTCAAATTCAGCCATTAGATTTCCTTTAAATTAAACAGGCTTTGCTTTTTTAAGAGCAGCCCTCGTTGGTGCAGACAAGAACCCGAACAGATAGACCTTCTGATCCGATTCCAGTGCCATTTCATCGACCATTGCTAATGCGTCCGATGCTTTGCCTGATTTGCACAACTCTTCTACAGACTGTGCAGTCTCTTGCAAAAATTCTTTGTCTTCTTGTGGCAGGTCATCACCAATGCCACCCTTTGGAGTAATGATTGGAGCATCACCTTTGCGACCTGTTGTAGCGTCCAGTGCATCGTGCTCAACAATTTCAAGCGCAGCAACCCACAAATAGCGGCGAAGGTATGTTTGTACTGCCCCAAGGTTTTGAACCTCGTGACAGCCCTTTAAAGCCGCTGTAGACATGGGGCTTGTGATGATGATGGTTTCTTCTGGCTTGTCATTGTTGATAATCAACATGTGTGCTGCATCAACACCAAAACTGATCACCGATGTCAGACCAACATTCTTGAAGATTTCTAATGCTGGAATGATGAAGTCACCCAGCTCAAAGTAGTAGTAGTTGGCAAACTTGTTGTGGCCTGATTTCTTGAGAGGGGCTTGATGGAAGCATTCGCGTGCTTCATTGAGTTTTTGATAGACATTCAGTTTTTGATAGACATTCATGTTCGTTCATCCAGTTCGTTGTTGATGATTTCCTGCTGATCTTGTTCGTCAAAGTCGATGAAAGTACCGAAGTGGTTTTCATGACAGCAAGAATGTTTGTCATCCTTTGGAGTACAGCAGTAGAAGCAGTATTCACGATCAGACTTCATGAACTCTTCTTTGTATTGTTCGTACAGGCTTTGCGTTTTCATTTCATTTCCTTTAGGCCGCGCCATTGAATGTCTTGAACCATTGATGAAGTATTGTTATTTGGCTTTTTTGGATTGGCGGTAGTGGTTAACCAACAATGTCCATTCCAGTAGTTAAAGTTAACATCATCTTTTTCGTCGTATCTTGTTTGATAGCAACCAATATGAACTGGCTTTATTGATCGTGGAAACCATTTAGTGGTTTTCATTTCATTTCCTTTGCAAGCATTTTTTCCAATGTTTCAATCACTCGATCACGCACCATGTCAATGATGTTTTGACCATCCAGTGTCTGTATCTCCTCAATGCCATACACATCTTCATAGATTCGGTGGTAAACAATGATCAACTTCAGACCTTCGTAGTTCAAGTACTTTGTGTAGCAGCTCGTTTTCATGTTCCATGCAGTTTTTTTCTCAACCCAATTCATAACAATTTCCCAATGCAAAAACAAATTATCGCGCTACCACACAAAATCCAAACAACTTTATTTTTATTAAGAGGACGTTTGTAATGCTCAACTGAATGCCTGTTCTCATGTGGAAAGGCTTCACGCAGTGTCCTAGGATAGCGTCTTGTGGTTTCCATTACATGTCCCTCAAATCTTTCTTGATGGCCTTTTCAATCAGCATCTCTTCATCTGGGCTCATCATCATGGTGATGTCTGTTCCTTCATCAAAGCCCACATCTTCAAATGCACCGCCATAGATGATCTTCCACTCATAAGCCTCTTGGAAGCCTACGCTCAGATCAGCAGGTTCTACGTCATACTGGACTTCGCACTCTCCCCAGTTTGGGAGGTCTACTTCTGTTGTGAATGGATAGTTCATGTCATTAACCATTGTTGTTGGGCAATACGTTGGGCAAGATCTTGGTTGAGTTGTTTCTCTTTCTTGGACAAACCTTCAGGAGTCTGCACAGGAACTTCTTTGATGACCTCTTTAACAACTTCCTTGATGACCTCTTTGACAACTTCCACTTCCTTGACGACTTCTTTGACGACTATCTGAGGTTCGTCACAAGCTTTGATGTAGACCACAACGTCTCCAACGTCTTCAAACTGAGTGCCGCACATATCATTGAGAATCTTGACAGCAAGAGCAACGCCTGCTGCATGCCCTTCTCTCCAGGCTTCTAAATAAGTCATTCAACCTCCAAACTAATATTTTTAGTTACATCACCAATGATCCTGTTTAACCGTGCAATCGGCATATACAGGCGGTCAGAACTTTTGATGAGAAACTCATAAACACCATCTCGAAACAAAATGTGTTTCATTGCAAGTTGACGCATATCTTTTTGAGATTGAACAAGAGCATCTCTAGCAACGATCAAATCATTTAATTTCATAGATCACCTCCAAATTGCTCATCACAATCTTCACACATCATGTAAGACACTTCATGTCCCATGTAAGTTGTATGCACCCAGAAAACTTCGTGAGAACCACAGTTTGGGCAGGTCATCTCTTCATTTGTATCTGTCATAGCCAGTCCTTTCATTAAATTGTTGGCGTAGAAGTAATGTACACCAACTTTGGTTCTGCATAGAAATAGATTTTCATAGCATCTTGGTTCCTGATAGGAAATAACAATGATGTGTCATAGAAGATTGCTGTACCATACAGAAATTGTTTAACAGGAGTAGAAATGACAGTAGTTGATATTGAGAAGTACATGACTTGCTATGCGTTAGCAAAGTTGTTGAACGTCTCGCCCAATGCGGTGTACCACTGGAAGAAGCGTGGCAGCATTCCTGCTCTGCGCATCTACCAACTCAAAGAGATGAAGCCTGAGTGGTTTGAGGAGAACGCATGAAGTACCTTTATGGATTTCCTGTCTGTTGGCTGATTGGCTACCTTACTTGGTCATTCATGAATTGGACTTTCAATCCTGGTGAATGGCAGTTTGCTTCAAGAGGAATGTGTGTGATTTTCTCGTTCTCTTGGGGTTGTGCTCTTAGCTATCGCTTCTCAAAGGATATGT